TAGCCCAGTCCTCCTCTATAACATCTCCAAACTCCCAATTATTTAATGCAGTGGGGAATACATTACGAGCGGCTGAAAGTGGATCAGCTTTAAACAAACCAAAGCCCAAGAGAGCCACAGCCCCAAGTATTGCTATCTTTTTTAGTATGTCCTTAATCATGTTTCTTTTTATAAGACATGTCCCTTACAGAAACCACAGCCTTTTTAAGACGGTCTACAATCCAGTTTCTTTTTTGTTTCTTTAATTGTTTCTTGTTTTTTTTCATAGACTCTTTCGGAAGCCCTAGAAAAGATAAGGCTTCCTGTAAGAAACTACGACTAGCCGTTTAAGTTCGTAACCGCACGAATTGCATTTGGTAATACAACACGTCCAGCAAAACGAGACACAACACGGATAGCAGTCTGATCCTTTGTGAAGGCTGTCTCAGTATCGTTAGATACTTTAACAGTCATTCTCTTACGATCACCAAAGAAGTAGCCACGCTTAAAGTCTCCAAAGTAAGCGGTCTTAGGCCCACCCCAGTTAGAGATAAAGACTGGCTTACCGAGCAATAAATCTGGCTCACCAGCTTGAATGCTGACCTGCCAGAGATATTGACCAGTAGTATCTTTGAGTTTTCGTACCACACGTGCCGCTAGTGGAGTCATAATCCACGAAGCCTTAGCGTGATACTGACGAGGTAAGGTATAGAAAGCGTCAATCAAAGCGTCACCACTTGCTGTTCCTACCGTTGCGATAGAAGCAATAGTGCTGGCGGCTCGTGCCGTTTCAATACCTTGTGGCTGAGTCGTGCCGTTACCGACCATGATAGCTTCTTCTTCTTTGTTTGCAATTTTTTCAGCAAACATTTGAACAATAAGCGATACAAGATCAGCATCGGAGTCCTCAAGAAGTTCGTCAGAAGAGTAGATAATAGCGGCCACCTTGTAGGCGGTCAAAGTTACCCGACCAAAGCGAGCCGTGGTAGTGCTCTTTGCTACGTTCTCACCAGTGTAGAACACGTCTATACCGGAAACGAGAGTAGTAACATCAAGCGTATCACGACGCATAGGGATAACACGTACAACATTCCGAAGAACATTAATATTGGCAATATCCCTAACGATCTCACTAAGAAGCTCTTGAGGAACGGTGTAACCACCGTCAGCATCAACATTAGATAATGCCTTCAAAGCGGCTTTGTCTTGGGTAACAGCCGCATAAAAGAAAGCAATAATCTTTTCTTCTTTAGTGAGTTCCTCAGTTTTGCTATAAATATCCTTACCATTAAGGAGTTTCTTTAGCTTACTGTTGGCTGGATACTTCTCATTAACGAGCTTATCCAACTTCTCACGAAGTTCCTTTACCTCATCAGATTGAATACTGAGGGAACCTAAAATATCTTTAGCTATTTTACGGCCAAAGCTTTTAGCTTCTTCTTCCTCAGCTTCAACTTCAGTATCTGCAACCTCGGCGTCAGTAGGTTTTGTATCAAGAACATCCTCGTCCTTGACCTCTACTAACTTACCATTGATTTTTACATACTTACTCATGATTTAAAGTTTTTATTATATTGATAAAGAGCCTGGTTAATTACCCGACTCGCCTCTTTAATCGCAAGATGTATTCTGCGATCTTCTGTGAGGCTACGACCTTTTTTAGGAGTCTTTTCTTCTCCTGTTGTGAGTGTCAAAAGTTTCTCACAAAGACCATCCATTAATGCAAGAGAGACGAGAACGGCCTTAGTCTCTCCGGCCGTAGTACGAAACTCTTTATACTCTTCTAAGGTATGTATAATTTTTTCTTCTGGTACGTCTAACGCTATTTCTTCTTCATCTTCTGGTGCAGTTTCTTCTTCATCTTCTGGTGCAGTTTCTTCTTCACCGACAAAGTCTTTAACCTGATTAAGTTCTTTTTCTCCAACACTTTTAGCCATCAATTCTTTTAAAATACGAGCATTAGGATTAGCTGGTACCGTTACCCAGGAAACCTCTATGAGTTCATTCCAGGGCTTGCCACCATCTTCTTTAGGCCCATGAGGAATAAAGCCAACCGAAACCGTATCAAGAAAGCCGTTTTCTACCATCTCCTTTGTCGCTCGGGCCAATGGAGTAAAATCATGAAAAACAGCGTCCATGATAAGCTTCTTTTCTTCATAGTTCACATTGGGATTTTCCCAACGTCCCACAATCTTTTCTACTTCGTGATTATGGTCTACTAACATACGAGGAGAATTACTAAAGTGGCCCAAGTCCCACGTTTCAATAGGTATTACTTCACCGTGTCTGTCAAGTGTCTCATCAGAAACAATAACAGAAAGTCGGCCACCTTCTTTTTTTACTTTTGCATTTAAAAACTTTGTATCTTGAGCCATATAACTATAGTAGCAATAAATTAGCTTTTGCTATGTTGATTAACGTTTAATAATAGGAGCGGTATCACATCGGCAATTAACGTGCATAGGTGGACTCTGTAAAGGCCCTTCTTCGGTTTTAAATGTTCCCTCAAGTGGCACAATAACTCCATTCATAGCCAAACAACCCTCATGCGTCCTTTCATCTATAGCTGTTAGCCACTCCTTACCAGCCACAAGACCGCTTTCCTCCCAGGCTGTTTGGGAGGCAAAGGTAGAAGCTCTGGCTGTTTCTGTACGAGCAATGCGGTCTCCTCGGTAACTTTCCATACCAGTAAAGAGTTCTTGCACACGCTTCCGAAGCTGAGGGATAGACTCTCCCTGAGAAACCCCATCAGCCAAAGCTCTGCCAAGTAAGCTGTTTGTCTCCTCCGTAATATCCTTACTTAATCTAAATACCTTTTTAGAAAGATAGTTAGCAACCGGAGCGGCGGCGGCACTAAGTTCACGGTCTATACCAATGATCTGATAGGCTGGCTTACTTTGTTTAATAATAATCTTCTTAATAGCTGGACGTAATGTATCTGCGGTAACTTGTACTTCTGTATCCAGGTCTAAGTGGGGGAATCCCTTAGGCACATCAGCTTTCTCAGGGAAGTCATTTAATATCTGACGCTTTTGTGCACGAAAAATACGGCGCATGCGTATTTTGATACTCTCCTCCTGCTCATCCATAATCTTTATACGAGCAAGCTGATACTCTTTCTTTTGGATGTCTATCTGTTCCTTTGTTCCTTTAAAGGGAGAATCTCCAGCCACCCCCTCACCCATATTCTTAACCTTACGCTCCTTACGTAACTGATCCTTAGCAATCTTAGTAAATGTTTCAGTTAGTATTTTTTCAGCGTAAGCAATACCCTTTTCTATTGTTTCTTTCTTTTTCTGACGAATAGTAGCGTGTTTACCAGCTTTTGCTATATCTTTGTCTTTTTTCTTTGGCCTATAAGAAAGTATCAGAGGATCAGTGGCTCTAGGAGCTAAGACATCACCGCCTTCAACCGGCTCATAACCGAGCAAGGCCCGACTTTCATTTATTGTTATATAACCATTAAGCAAACCATCATTAGCTTGTTTAATAAGTAAATCTTTGTTCTCTGGTGTGGGATCTTCAAAGCTAAAGAACAAAGTCTCGGAACCCTTAAAGAGAGGAATAAAAAACTCATTAAGTGCCTCGGTAAACCGTCTCATCTCTGGTTTGATCGTGCGACTCATAAACACATAATCACTCGCCTCAGCATTAGCCCGATTAACATCATCGGTAATACCTAAAATAGTGCGAGGTACACGGAACACAGCTAGTATCTCATCACGATTAAACTTTCTACTCTCAATAAAGTCCATCTCACGTTGCGAGATAGTCATAGGCTGATAATCAAGTCCACTCTCTAAAATCATTGTCTTGTGAGCGTTAGCCACCCCAGAATACTTACGCTCTACTTGTTTTGCTAGACGTTCGTGCTGTTCCTTAGAAAGTTTTTGTGTTGTCTTTAGAATAGCACTCGGAATAGCTGACTTGTTAAAAAACTCAAGATTAAACTTACTTGCTCGCTGATCTGTTTGGTACGCCGCCATAACTGCCTGGAGTGGCCCGAGACCACGAAGTGGCTTATCAGGATCAGGGTAACGGTGAAAGATTACCTCATTAGGTAACAGTTTAATCTCCTCGTACTTGCC